CACCATCTCCGTCAAAAGATCGGGTAACAGTGTTTCCCGTGACAGGGTCAATCACTGAAATATCGTACTTGCCAAGCCCGATCCAAAAGCCACGAATCTCTTGAGACGCGTCCTCCTTGCTTCTCGCAAAGATCGTTACCATGTGACGATAGATGCCGCCGTCTTCAGGAGCAGCAACCAAGGCATTGTAATTCGCAAGATCAATCGGTCGGGTCATATCTTTTGCACAATCGAGAATGAAATTAGAGTTCTGTTGGAAATCAGCTGATTGTTGACTTCCAACGATTGTGGCCGGATTATCGCCTTCATTGATGCTTTAATGAGCGCCACAGGAGTGTCTTCCGCCGCCCCGCCCATCAAGAATGGCGCGACCTGAAACGCATCCGTTACTCCGCCTGCGTCGGCGATGACTGACTCTAAAACCCTGTGGTAAGCGCGCCGCTCATTCGAAGTACCGAAGTTGAACGAGAGCATGGAACCCGCGTTTAGTTTGTAACCGCTTGGCAACCCTTTCAACGAAAGCGAGGCTGAATCCGGAACAGAGTCGATCAGCACGGTAGGTGCCCCGCCCGAATTGAGAATGTTACCGAAAGGATCCCCAACCGGAACGCAGATGCGAGGGTCGTAGGCGTAGAATGTTCCTTTGGAACGGATCAGACTTTCGATCATAGCTTCGATCTCGGCCGCTTTGGTGGTTTGATGCGGACGAAGCTGCACGTCACCCACCCTGAGTTGAGGCGCCAAATCAGCCTGCAAGATCTGGCCCGAACCCATGCCCGACAGCTGAGTATTATCCTGTGGCATCCAAGTGATGTTCTTGACCCCGATGGTGTCCCAAAAGTCAGCCAGCGAAAGAGGGAACGAAATTGCCATTAGCCACCTGCCCTTTGATCGGATGCAATGCGGCGCCAAGTATGCGGAGCTTGCACTCGGTCATAATCTTGCAACGCCTTTTTGATCTCAGCGCCAACGCCTTTCTGAGCGCCCCGAGCGTCGATCATGTATGAGGGCGCATAGGAGGTCGGACCCCCGCGTGACGCCCCGGAAATCGGGAGTGACGTAGGCATTCCGACAAGCCCGCCGCTGTCATAACCTTTGAGGCGATTTCGCATTGCGTCAAGCACGCCTGCGCCACCGGCTGCTTGGACAGAAGCCTTGTCAAACACATACTCGCCGCGGTGAACGATACCAGCAGGGTCGTGCTTGTTGCCGTCGCCTGTGTACCCACCTTTATCGAAACCAAACAGTTTGAAGATGCTGCCGATAAGGCTGCCACCCCCGCCACCGCCTATGCCGCCAGTCGCATCGCCAGCACTTAGCAAAGCATCAATAAGGTTGTTCTCAATCTTATCGATGATCTTGTCCAACACGTTCAAGAACAGATCGCCCCACTCTTCTGTGGTGATCTTGCCATCTTCAAGCGCAGAGCGAACGTCATCAAAAGTCCCTTTGATGACATCCCGCTGGAACTGATAAATTTCTTTGTCCTTGCGCAACTGATCTGCCTGCTCAGCGTAAGCTCGTGACACCTGCTCAATAGCGTCCTTCTGTTCTTTGGACAGCTGGATGTTGTCTAGGTCAGTGACACCCTTCTTTTGAGCCTCTTCGCGGAGACGTTTCAGAGCTTTTGTCTCAAGGTCAAACTGCGTCTTGCGCTGGGTCTGTTCCTTGAATGTGTCTCGCAAAGTCGACTGCTCAAGTTTGAGAGCTTCGGTACGAGCACGGATCGCCTCTATATCATTGTCGATACGGTCTCCCGTATCCAACCGGCTCCTCCGCCGAGGCGTGCGAGTGGTCTTTGGAGGTTCGTTCTGCGGGAAGTCTTCCGGATACAAACGCCGGCGTTGAGCTAGTTGCCGATCAAACTCAGCTTGCGCTTCATCAAGCGACATAGTGCCGAGACGATTACCCTTGCCCGGCAAGCCGGTAAGGGCATCCTGCTGCGCGAGCAAGATGCCTGCTGCTTTGGCTGCGCTGAGATAAGAGTCTCGAAGATCCTGGATGGAATTACGCAAACGAGAATTACCCTGAACTGCATCAGTGCCAAGCAACTCAGTCAGCGTTGAGCTGACTTTTGCGAAGTCTTCTGTGGTCGCTGTCCCATCCTTGATTTTTGCATCAAGGATATCCATTTCTTTTTGGACTACAAAGAAAGAACCTGCGAGTGACTGGATAGCCGGACCTGCGGCATTCTGAACATCCGCCCATTTGGATCGAGCTGCATCCAGAATCCCGTTAGTTGCGGCTTGAACGGCTTTAGCACGGTCGGTTTCTTCCGAGAGACGTTTCTGTTCATCAGCATAGGCTTTGAGGGCGGGGAGTGCCTCGCCCCACTTGTCGGCAACCTGTTGAATAAGCTGCGCCTGCTTTTTCAAGACTTCGGCGGAGTCTTCACCCATGCTCAACATGTTTGTGAAATATTGAATAGCCGTGCCACCAACGCCAATAAAGGCGATGGTGGCAAGACCGATGGGGTTCAGCAGACCTACGAACGCGCTACCGAGCGCGCTAATCGTGCCACGGAGCCCCATACCGCCGAGGGCTTGGTTGATCTGCGTGCCCTGCTGCAACGCGATAAGGAAAGGTGACTGTCCGCCAGCGAGCTGGACGCCAATATCGTTCAGTTGCGCCGGCAAGTAACGCAGCTCCAAATTGGTCGCTTTGGAGGCTTTGCCCAACTTGTCCATGGCATTGGCGCCCTTATTCGCGCCAGCCGCAAACTTGTCGAAAACGGGATCGATACCGATTAGAGAGGTGGCGTTGCCAACACGCTCGGCCGCCGCAGACATTGCAGCCATTTTCTTTTCGAACTGGGCCGCGGACGCAGCAATCCTTGCATCATGCTGCGAAGTGTCAGCTCGGAGAATTGTTACTACTTCATCCGCGGTTGCCATTTAGTGAATCCTCACAGAAGGGTCGTTGATCGTTACCGACGCAAGCAAGTCTTCCGCTTGTGCCCACTCAGCCTCGCTTACGTCTCGACCTGTCTTGGAATCGAGCTTGGCGAGTTCAAGCATCATGGACATGAGTTCATAAATGCTTAGAGTATCAACCGCCCGAGGATCGATACCCGACTTTAAGAAGGCTGCGCGATAGGCCGGGAAGGGCGTTCGGTCTTCAACTCCTCCCCGGCCGACTGTTCCCCCAAGTTCAAATCGACCACCCCTTGCATGGTCGCACCCATGACTGCGAGGGCGACAGATTCAGGGGAGTTCGGACCTGCCGCGAGCGGGACGGCTAGGCGGCTCTGCCCGACATACATGTCCACCAATCGTTTAGCCTCGACTGCGCCCATCCCACCGCCGATCAATCCAAGGCGAATAGTGTGGTAAAGATCGCCCCAAAACCAAACACCAAGGTTGATGCGCTGAAAGATTGCACCGAACCCGACCTTGCCGCAGACGTTTTCTAGCTCTTCGATCTCCTTGCCCTTGAGGGAGAACAGGTATTCCCCGTCCCCCACTCAAGAACAACTTCCGCTTTGGTATTCGCCTCCATGGTTTAGTCAGCCACCACAGGGAGCGAAACCGCCGACTGTGAGTTGATGGAACCCGAGACGTTGGTGGCGATCTCGACAACGCGAAGCACTTTGTCTTCATCGTCGGCGACCGGCGTATAGGAGACCGAGTTCGCACCAGTAATGACTTCGCCATCAGCATACCATTGGTAGGTCAGGACAGGCGAACCGGTGTAAGTGCCGGGAGTTGCTGCAAACGGCGTGCCGACCTCCGGTTCAGTCAGCGGGATCGCTACAGGGGTCGTCAGACTCGGTGCGGGCGGGATCGAGATCCAATCAGGGCGCCCGTCGAAGATGACGGTGCCGGAGTTGGTGTAACGGCCGCGGCCCGTGGAAGTCTCGGTGTACTGCGTGAGCAGAGCGAGGCCCTCCCAATAGCCTTGGTTCGGCGCGCCGATGTTGCGATACCAGCGAACCATGCGAGCCGCCGAGTCGTCCATCGACCAGTCATCCCAAACGGGCAGGGCGACATCTGCGAGCGTGCCTTGGAACGTCAAGGTCATCCGCTTGCTGACCGGGTCAATGCCCAACCAGATGATAGCATCCGGATCATCGCACGGAGGCAGGTCCACGTCATTGGTGTTGGTATCGACCGCACGGGTCAAGCCTGTGATACCGCAAGGGGCGGAGAAAATGCCCGAACCGACGGGCTGTTCAACCAGCATCTGCTGCTGACCGAACTTAATGGAGTAGTTTTCATTGGCAGCCATTGCTTTAGTCCTTCTCGACAGCAGTGATGTTAAAGGTGACGACTGAGTGCCACCGGTCGGCTTCGGGGTCATCCTTTAGCAGGACGGTGTTGGTCCAATCAAGCTCGATGATGGCCAAGTTTTTAGGTGCCAAGGTCATCATTGTTCGTGTTATTGACGCAGCAATCTCAAGCACTTTGTCCTCGCCCGCGCCAGTCTCGTTGGATTCAGCAAAAGCATGGATAGTAACTTGGGTTGTGCTCCCCGACCAACAAGACGCCTCATATCCTGTGGTGTTCGGAATGCCATAGCGAATGAAAGGCCATTGCACGTTGGCGGGCACGCTCAGACCGAAGATCCTCGACTCTGGCACAAGCTCTGTCAAAGCAGTATCAGCACAAAGGTGCTGAATAATTGCAAACTTGAGAAGGCCACCTAGATCTTTCATTTGTAATAAACCTGACCGTCCTTGCCAACGAAAGCGCCTTGTGGTCTCGTTATGACCTCAATTGCCTTTTGTTGCAACCCTATTGTGAGGCAGGCGCGGGTACCGTAGTAGATTTCCCCTTTTCTGAACGTTCGCATCAGACCGGGTTTTATAATCCAATCGAAACGCTCACCTGTCACCCTGAACCAACGATCCATCAAGTCGGGTCCGCTTGACGGATACCTCTGATCTCCCAATAGGCTCGGGCCGGATCTTGCCCGACGCCTGCGGCAACTTTCCAGTTGCGCAAAACCCCATTGCGATCCTTAGCACGAATAACATCATCAGTATTGATGTCTCCGCCTGTGATACCAGATTGCAAAACGATAAGTCGGACATCCGTATCAGAGTATCCCGCCTGCTGGCGCATTGTTTCGGTGCAGGCGTCGACTTGTACCTTGATCGAGATAGGGTCGCCCTTTGTTGGCACAACCGACCCGTTCGGTTGACGTACCATGCTGACACGTATTAATTCTCCATCGCCATAAATATCACCAAAGACCGATCCAAAGAGATCCTGGATGAAGTTGCCATCCAAAAGGCCACTCATGACAGAAACACCCCTGGCCACCCGTAAACACCCGTAACCTGATCTTTAGCATAAGGGGACACGGGACCCGCAAGTCCACCCCTAATGAGCCGAGGACCACCTTTGACCAGCCGCAAGAGCATCGTGTAGTAAGCGCCACAGGGGGTCGTCCGAAGCCAGTCGCTGAAAGGTGTTGACGCGCCCGCTTGCGCACGATACCGGGTGAGTGTTAGTTGTCCTGACCGAATGCTTGAGTACTGAGCGGCACCCGAGGCGAAAGATTTTGAGTTCGCGTCCGTACCGAGGCCGTCCAATGTCATCAGATGGCAGGTGAACGCGATCCAACCGTTGGTGTAGTCGGCGGCTGGCCAAGACTGGTCAACCATCCGGCTGGCCATATCTATATAGCTTTGAACCGTTTCGTCAGCGACGTTCGCAAACTGCGGCTTGGCAGCTTTGAACATAGTCGGAGTGAGCACTTCATAAGCCATGGTTTACTCTGCCGCAATGACAGCCGCGGTCTCGTCGCTGACCCCGATATCCGATCCAGCAACATTGGTACCCGTGACCATGAAGGAAATCAATGCGCCCACGTCGCCCTCCACGGGGGTGTAAGTAGACCTTGTCGCACCGTCGATTTCCTCGCCGTCTGCGAGCCATCGCCGGGTCAAAGTGGGTACAGGCTCGCCCGTCCAAGTGCCATCGGAACCCGTGAGTTCAACGCCCACTTGCGCAACGCCAGTAATGGTCGGCTCGACCGTGTTGGTGGGGATGGTATCTTCACGAACCGTCCCTGTGGCGAGCGCGGCTTCCAGAAACTCAAGGTAGGCGAGATCCGGGCCAATGAAGTCGCCGGTAACGGATTTGCCAACGCCGAAGTGGACCATCTTGCCTGCTGCGTCAACAAGCGAGAAGGGAGAGTTGGTTTGGTTAGTCGCGGTTACAATGGTCATGATGGATCCTCAGCTGTATGAATGAAAAAGGGGCAGGGCGATTAGCCCCGCCCCTTTTCGGTGCAACCGGTGTTGCGATTAGCTGGCAGCCGGCGTCTCGCTGATACCGTCGCGATAGCGGAAGGCCACGGTCGTAAGCAGCTCAACACCACCGGTGCGGAAGATGCCGGGGATCACCCAGTTCAGAGGACCATCCTGGTAGACCGGAAGGAACTGGTGAGGCATCGGAAGATGCAGCTTCACATAGTTCTGGTCGTTCTTGTAGGCGACCATGCGGCCCTCGCCTTCGGCGTCGCCCGTGCCTGCGGTACCGAGTTCGCGAACCGAACGGATGGTCAACGCCTGGCCCGTGGTCAGCGTGTAGATGTTGGTGCGCATAATGAAGCTGAGGATGGTCTCCATCGTCGCCGCGCTGTAAGGCGTGGACGAGATGTAGGTCAGCGCCTCCACAGGAAGGAGAAGCGTGTCCGCCATTTCAGTTTCAAACGTTGCAAGGTTGATGCCCTGCAAGGCCACGTTGATGTCTCGCACGATCTGCGCCGGGGTCTTCATCCCAACACCGTTTTCGTCAACCCAGTAGGTGGCATTGTCGGTACCGTCTGCCGAGACGACATCCGTGGGAACGCCCGGGTAGTTGATAAGACCACCGAAGCCCTTTTCGGTCGTACCTTTCAAGGTCAGATCGAACATGAACTTCTGGTATGCGAGGCGCGCCGCATTCGCACGGCGGGTCGGAAGAGGGGCACCGACCTGAATGGCCGCGTTGACTTCTTCGATGTTGTACTGATAGCCGATGGCCGCCAGCTGGAACGTGCGGAGCTGCATGTCCTGCGAGACGTCTGCCAGCGGGATGTCCTTGGCGTAACCCGACTGCCAGTTCGCCTTGCCCGAGACATCGGACATATAAGTCATGATGCCGGGAGCCCAAGCGGGGCCAGTCGTGTCAACAAAGATCAGTCGACCGAAATCCCAGTCAGGGTAACGAGTCTCATAGATCGTCTGGTTGACGCGGTACGCCTGACCCTGCACAAAAGCAAGGGCGGCTGCGTCGGTGGCGAACATCCGAGGCCCGCCGTTATGTCCAAGAAGTTTCATCTCGATGTTTCCTTGCTTCTGTCAGATGGTGGTACCCCTAAGCGGGGCACCTGTGGAACTTATGCCCCTTCCGAGAGGGAAGGAATCGGGCGACGATACCGAACCGCGCAAACGGTGTTAGCAGCGCCGGCGACTTCGAACTCGGCACCGGGGATGGACATGACCGTCGCCGAAGCGGCTGCATCCGTCCAGACCTTATTGGTGAGGTCATAACGTGCGGCGGCGCCCTTGGCAACCGGGTCGGTTCCAAGCTGAACGCCAATAACGCCGACTTCACAGATCGCAACGTTGTCATAACGGGCGTAGTTGTCGCCGACACGCGGGAGGACAACGTTCGCTTCCGAAATGCCAAGAACACGCTGACCGGTGGCGGTGAGCGGTGCGCAAGAATGGTCGCCCGTGCCGGCAATGACCGGAACACCGAAGCCGAGGGTAGCGTCTTCACCCTCAAGCGAACGAGTGATGGTGTTCCACTCTTCCATGTTGACACGGCGGCCAACAGCGTAGGCGGTGAGATTTTCTTTGAAAGTCAAGCTGGGCATGATCTCGTTTCCTTGTTACGATGGCTAACGACTTAGGCTTTGTTGCGCCAGTCGTTAAGGTTGGAGACGGAATCGCTCCATGCCTTCTCTTCCCCGGCGGCACCGGTCGAGGGTGCAGGCGCCAAGTGGGAAATGGCGTCGCGAACTCCTGCGGACTCAGCAACGTCTTCGGCGAGGGTGTCGAACCGCGCATCGATATACGCTTCCGACTTGCCAGCCATGGCAGCATCACCGATCTTTGCAGCGACAACCGCCTTGCGGATGTCAGCCGCGGACTTGCCGGCCGTGTCGATGGTGGGAACGATAGACTTGGCGACGGCGATCAAATCGGCGCGGTCGGTAACAGCCTTGTCGAGCGCAGCGGCGTCGAGAACCTTGCCCTTGAGCCCGTCGAGTTCGGCGTCCTTCTTGGCAAGCTCGCCGTCCTTGGCCGCAATAGCGGTCGTGTGAGCAGTCGCGGCCGTCTCCATGTCGGAGGTCAGCTTTTCTATCTGACCCTGCAACTTGGTGATCGCCTGCGCGGCCTGATCCGTGACTTCGATCTCGATGCCGTCGAACATGATTTTCTTGGTCATGATGGTATCCTTCATGGTAAATTGTGGAATGAATCCGCCGTCCGCATATGGTAACGCACCCCAATTCGCAGCATCACCAATGCGAACTTCTTTGCCGGCTCGACCCCGCTGCACGATGGCAACATGGTTTGCGCGAATATCACGCTGCTGGGCATCGTAGGCTTCACCTTCCGGCGAG